CGCTGTTATAACGGCACTGGTGCCATTGACGCGCATAATCTTACCGCGCGCCTGTTTTTGCAGATTCTCGACCGGCAGCGAACCCACAGCGCCTGGTGTAACCGTCAGCGTTAGATCGTCCAGGTCGTTATTGAGAATCATATGGAGGTGCCGGTCTAGGCCCATAACGTTAACTCCATCCTTCGTTTACCGACTCGCTTGTTAATACCAATCACCCTCGCATCCCTGCCTGCGCTCCAGCCCAGTGCCGGATAGGTCAGGTTGACCGTTTCCCCAAGACTGACCTCTGAGGCCGACAGAAAGCCAGTCACGGTCCAGGCACGCCGTTGTACCGAGCGCAGGGCCGCCCGACGGTCGCACTCTGATTGCGCGTCCGTCTGACTGTCAATCAGAGTGTCTACCCTGCGGTCTTGGGCGAGCGGCTTGGCGTTATCCTTGGTAACGGTGAGATAATCAACTTCAAAGTCCCGTTTTTGAGTGGCGGTCAGTGAAGTAGACAGCGAGTCAGCACTTTGCGGGCTCCAGTTTTTGCGGTAGCCCAACGTAAAAATATTCACCGGCAACTCATTGGTGGAAAGACGCACCCCCCGCTCCACAATGTCATCGGCGTTCAGCATCAGCGTGGCCGCAGCCGGGGCCTCCAGGCGGAATATCTGCAATTCACCCAAGGCATTAAACCGGTAGGTCGCCCCCACGCTTGACAGCACATCTGACAACAACCCTTCCAACTCGCTCGGCTGATCGATATAAAGCCCGAGCGCTGCGGCGTTTGGGAACGCCGTCAGGTTTGCACTGTCGACGCTAATACCCGCCCTGGTGCAGAGCTCATCAACAATATCCGCTGCGGACTGATCGGCCTGCACCGCATCGCACGTAACCTGGCCCGCGGGGTCTTGGTTCGCACCAAAACTAAATTCACCGTTGGCCAGGTCGACTGTCGCAGGTGTTACCTCAAGCCCATTGTCTCGCACCGTGATCGAGGTCACGGCACCATCATGGACCTTGTAGGTAAGCGTGCCGGCATCGATCAGCACTGGCTTGCAGTTATACACCTTGCCCAGGGCAATAGGCGCCAACACATCGCCAACGCTGACTCGGAGCGTTTCCGTTCGGTCATACAGCACCCACTCCAGCCGGTCATTATCCGGCGCCTCTATGCCGCCGTTAATGCCGTCGATCACCAAGCGGAAATCGTCGCGACTCCAAGCTGTATCCCCCAAAAAAACCTTGAGCGCATAACGCCGCCAATCCAGGTCAAGCCAGCTATCCAGGCTGCCATCATTGACCAACAGCAGGTCACCAATAGCGGCGCTGTCCAATCGATCGTCACTCTCCACGTCACCAATCAAGATATCGGCATAACTGGTATTGGCCGGCGTATCGCTGGCGCCAGAGACAAACGGCGCCGAAGCGACATACTCCACCCCGGCACTGTGCGTCGCCTCCACCAGGATAACCGGCTGAGCGTCATCTGCCGCCAACCATTCCGTGTATTGCTGGTCGGTTATCACCCTGCTTTCCTCGTGTTGATATCCTGCCTCAAGGCGCGAGCCAAGCGTTCCGCATCCTCCTGCGCCTGCTTACTGCCCTCTTCCCGCTGGTCCTCTGCACGCCCGGCAATCTCCGCGTTATCCCGGCGCAGTTGATTGACCTCGCGCTGCAAGTCTTCCAGCTTTCTGCTCATCGCTTGCAGCACCTTCAATTGGCGATCATCATTCGCCGGCACCGCTGGCGCATGCACCCGGATCCCGTACTTGTTGAGTATCTCGGAGGACTGCGGGTCTATGATTTTTTCGCCCTTGTGAATATTCGCCGTCATATCACGCGGGACATAATCCGTACCCACATCGAAGGACGCAAGATTCCAAGACCAATTACCCAAAGGATTGTTATTTGCAAACCAGTCCTGATAGGCTGCCAGGAACTCTTCATTGTCCCAGCCCACAGTCTGGCCTGCGGCCAACCAATCAGCCCAAGTATCATAGTCATAGACAGGCGTTTCTGGCTCAGGTGGTGGCGTGTAACCCACCGCCTCCTGGATCGCCACCGGCAACACCGACAGGTTGATGTCCAACTCTTCCGCCAGCGAACCGATTGCCAGGTTAAACACATCACCCAGCGCCCGCAGCTCATCCGTCATGGACAGATCGAGACTGCCTAGGTCAACACCAAAGGATTCAGCCAAGGCCGCGAGGTCCTGCCCCATGCCCTCCAGCAGCTCCAGATTGCTCAGCCCCAGCGCCTGGCCCAACGCCTCCAGCTCGGACTTCATGCTGGAATCAAGCGTATCAATGCTTAAACCCAGGTTGCCCAGCAGCTCGGAGGTGGTCAGATTGAGCGAGTCGCCAAGCTCTACCAGCTTCTCGGCCGTAGCGGAGTTGAGGTTTTGGATATCAACGCCAAAATCCTCGGCCAACTCGGCAAAGCTGGTGCCCAGCAAATCGAGCAGAGTAATCGAGGACGTTCCCATGGCCTCGGCCATGGAGGCAATCGCGCCCACAACATTCAAGTCGAGGGCTTCCAGATTGATACCAAAGTCTGCCGCCAGCGCCTCCAAGTCAACGCCCATCGACTCCAGCAGCTTGTGGATGGATTCATCCTTGGCCAGACCCAGCTCGCCAAGCTGCGCTGCTAGGTCCAACGCCTGCCCCTGTCGCTGCTCCTGTGCGGCGCCTGCTTGCAACTCAGCCAGTTGCGCCCGCAGGTCGGCCAGCGTGTCGGACTCGCCAATGACCTCAGCCGCAGGCGCGGAGGAGCCACCAAACTGGCCCGCCAATCCGTTAAGCTGCTGGTTAACCCCCAGGAAAATATCCCGGTAATCGCCGCTGCTGGCGTAAAAATCCCGGGCAATTTTCAGATAGCTGCTGGCAATCCTGGTAGCGTCCTGAGCTGCGCCCGCGTCGCCTCCCTGCGATGCAGAAACCGCTGCCTCAAACTGCGCCCTTGCCTCTGCCAGCTGCTGCGTAGGCGTTAAAGTGGATAGCTCACCCAGCTGCAGCGAGTCGACATAATCAGACAACCGCTTTTCAGCCGCCAGGGCGCCGCGGTAACGCTGTTGCTCCGTCCGGTACAACTCATCAGCCGCCCGCTGCTGGGCTGCCAGGTGCGCCTGCTCAGTCGCAATACGCGCCTGCAGGTCGGATAGCTCGGAGCCATAAAGCTCCTCAATTAGCCCAGCAATGCCGGTCTCCAGGCTTGCGATTAAATCCTGGTGCTGCTCCAGCGCCTGAAAATATTCATCCATCACCGGGACCAGCGCCATAAACGCCGCGAACTGCTTTTGTGCGGCCTCATCGGCCAAGTCCAGAGCCTCGACCATTTGCTGGAACTCGCGGCGCGTTTCCGGCAGCTCCGCGTTTAGTTCCACAAACGATTTTTTCATTCCGTCTTGGAAAGCAACAAACCGCTCGGCATCAGTCATAAAGGCCGTGGCGTAATTGTCGGCTGCGGCCGCAAACGCATCAACGCCGCCAAACAATCCGGTCAGGGTATCAGCCGCCCTTATGCCAGCCTCATCCAGTGCCAGGACCTCCATGCCCAGGCTGCCAATCACCTCGTTAGCGCTTACCAGGTTAAGGGATAACCGCGTCAAGGCGGTCGCCGCAACCTCGCCGTCCTGGATCAGGTCAGCAAACGGGAAACCGCTTACGGCTTTATTGAGCTGCCTCCACCAAAAAGGCAAATCGCTGGCCACCTCTTGGGTGTCATCCAGCGTCGGGACAAACGTATCCAGCACCACTTTAAGGTCGCCGGTCGCACTGCCCACCAGGCCCACGGCTGAGATAATACCGCCTGCATGGTCGCTGATCTCTTTCATAGATAGGCCGGCGGTCAAAACATCTAGGGTTTCGTCAAACTTACCGCCTACGGCATCGCCCCAGGCTGTCACAAACTCGCCCGCCGCCTCTTCAAGCTGTGCTGAATCGACCTTGTTATACTTTGCAGAACCGAAAAACGCCCCGCCAGTGTGGCCAGCGTCTACATGCTTACCTGTCAGCGATACCCCGGTCAAGTCAACCGTTTGGCCCAGAGTTTCCGCTGCCGCCACCATGGTGGAGTCCATGAGGATAAAAGCATCCATCATGTCGCGAGCAGCTTGATCTCCTTTTTTGCCAGCCCGGCGCGAAATAGCGGTAAATTCTAAGCCGGACTCTGCCTGATCTGAGCCAACCCGATAGCGCCCGCGAATATTTGGCGCCGCATGGACGCCAAGGCTAACCCGCTTTTTACCGTCGCCACCAAAAGCCACGTCAGCCAGCGCCCCCAGGGCCGCACCAATCAGCGCACCCACAGGGCCGGCCCAGGCGCCCATTTGCATGCCCATCACCGCGCCAGAAGCAGCGCCAGCAATACCGCCAATAGTGCCGCCTGCGATTTGTCCATAGCTGTGCTCGGCTTCTTTCCCAAACAACCCCTCACCAATCGCGTTACCGGCTTGGCCACCCACGTAGCCACCTGCAGCGGTCAACAGGCCACCGCCAGCCAAACCACCGGGAAGCTGCGACATATTGGCAGCCGCCGATACCATCGTATTAGCCGCGCTATTGAAACCAATGTTGGTTAAGAAATCCGCCGCGTAGCCAACGCCACTCCACAGCGCCCCATTTATACCGGCCAGAGCACCACCACCGGACAACAGATCAGTTAAACCGAAGCCCCCCTTAGCAGTGCCCACGATATCACCGGCATTGATACCACTAGAACCGAAGGCACTGCCGGTACCGCCCAACCCCAGCGATATTAAAATCGGCTTAGTAAGCGCCTGGTGCGCAAGCTCCGCCAACAACTGCTTAAAGGCGTCTTTAAACCGATCCGAAAAATCCTTAAAGGAGTCAAAAGCCCCTTTCCACATATCAGCAAAGGTAGCGTCAATGCGCTCTTTAGCCTTTTCCCAGGATCTCACATACTCACTTGTTGAGTCTTCCGCACTATCAACCGTCCGCAGTGCAACCTCATCAACCGTCTCTGCAATCCCGTTGATAGAATTGTTAGATTTAGCCGCCCCTTCAGCGACAGCGGCCGCAGCTGCCTCCGATTGCTTTTGAGCCTCAGCCGCGAACTTCTTTATTGCCTCGCTGGGCAGCGGCTTCATCAAGAGCTCATCAAGCTCTTTTTTCGTTTCACCGAAATTTTTCTGAATATCCTTGTTAAGCTTCGCGAAGCTCGAACCTTCATAATCGATATTGATACCTGGTATCTTGTTCGCAAGCTCAGCCGCGCCCCTCAGAAGAGCATCCCAGGAACTCAGGGAGGTCGCAGCAAAAGCCTTTACCCCGACCTCTAGCCCCTTAATGAGTATTCGAACACCATGAATACCATCAGCGAAAACACCAACTACACTAATCGCCCCATTGAAGGCTTTTTCCGCAGCCTCACCAACACCACCACTCTCAGAGGCCACATTAAACAAATTCTGAGCGATCCGCTCTATAACCGGCGCCACCTGCACCGTGAGCTGCTGAGCAAACCCATTGAAGACTTGCTTCGAGCGATGCATTGAGTCATTAGCCGCCTCGATTTTCGCCGCATCAATCCGCGTCAATGCAATACCCGCTCGCTGCGCCTCCAGCCCCATAGCCGCAAGCCCAGCGCTACCACCCTTAAGGGTATTGACTAAGCCAACACCCTCCTTGTCAAACAACTTGAACGCCAGGCGTACACGATCGGACTGATTCTCTACACTCCCCATCGCATCAGCAATTTCCTCAAACTGCCGATCCGGAGAGAGTTTTATCAACTCCTCCGCGCTTAAACCCAGCTCTTCCAACGCTCCGACAGCAACACCAGTTCCCTGCGCGGCCTCGCTTAGGCGACGCGTCATCCTCTGCAGCCCATCGTCCAACTGCTTGGATGACAGCCCCGTTAACTCCGCCGCATACCGGTATTGAGCGAGCTTTTCCGTCGCAATCCCCAGCTTATCACTGGTCTTCGCCAACGTATCAATTGCCCCCAATTGCTTGCTGATCATGGCACCAGTGGCCACAAGAGCAGCCCCACCAACAACAGAAGCATAGGCGCCGGCCTTGCTCGCCAATTTTCCCAGCTCTGCTGCATAACTCTTCGCCTGAGCGGCTGCGCGCTTTTTGGTGCTGTTTAGCTTCTTGAGCTCGGCATCAGTTAACCGGATCGCTTTGACACCACCAGAAGAATCGCCGGTAATCACCACACCGGTTTTATAGTTTCTTGCCATCACTCTTGCTCATTCAGAACCGACAACGCCCCTTGCTCCATTAGCTTAAGCTTCTGTAGCATTTTGGGCCGCCGCTTTGGAGGGACACTATAGATATTAAAAAGGGCTTCGATACTGGCGAGCGGTACCCCTTGATAAATAGTTCCAGCCAGGCCAGCGGAGACCCTGAGGTCACCAACACTCATCAAAAAGAGCTCTACGACAGGCCAGTTTTCAGGAATGACCTCAAAATCTACCGACGCTAAATTGGTAGATTTCAACCGCTCGACAATATTGGGAGGCGCACCCAAGCCCTCAAGCTGGCGCACCTGGTAATCTCGACTGGATCCCACACCGGCGCGCTGCGCGCGCGCCCAATGCTTTCCAGCCGCTAGGAGTTTTTTCTCTTAACCGCCTTTACAATCTCTTTTCCGTAAACCAACTCACCGATTCGGTCAAACAGCGGCTTAGACACATAATCCATGTCCGCCAGCCGCTCCAGGACAGCCGCACTGAACGACACTTTTGCACCATCCTCATCAAGCAACCCATCGGAAATATCAAGCACAAACTCACTAAGCACTTCGATATCTTCAATTTCAACTTGTTCGATGATCTTTCCACTGTCATCACGCTCCGGCATTAGCTTTTTCCGCCAAGCCTTTTGCTCACTCACTGTAGGCAACTTAAACTTTACTTCCAACTGCTCGGTACGCTCCTTTCCGAAATCAGCAGGAACCTTGATTTTTACTTTTTCAACAACAGAAGAAACTGGAGCCAACGTCAAAGCCATTTTCTAAATCCTCTTATCCGTTAATAATTCAGTCCGTTAAAATGAAAAAGCCACCAAGGGACACGGACAACATCCCAAGGCAGCAAATTTGAAAACCTGAACTACTTTGTAATTAGAGTAGGATTATCAATCAGATTGAAATTCAGGGTATAGGTGCGAATCTTTTCAGTCTCGCCCTCGGTCATACCCAGCAACTGCAATTGCGTCGCAGAGACCTTGATAATCTCACCTGCATTAACACCCACCTGCAAATCAAAGGGAATGAGAACCGTCCCTTTATGACTCTCCAGGCTGGTGAAAAAGTTCTTATCCTGGATCTTGGGCGCCAAAATGGTAATAGAGCCGCTCGGTTGACGATCGGAGACCTTAGTGCTTCGATAGTTTGCCATATCCAAACGCGGCACTTGATTTCCCCAATTCAGCTCAAACGACTGAACCGCAACTGCATAACCATCTAGATTAAAGGTCGGAATATTGTCCTTAATCGCTGACAGCGGATCCTTAAACGTAGACCAGTCAATCCCCCCAGGAGGCGAGCCCTGAATCGGCTTGTTGTAGGTACCCTTGAACTGATCGAAACTAAAGAGCGGAAAGCCCTCCTTTTCCATCTTGAAGCTCAAGTTACCTCGACAGCCAGTCGCTTTCTGCAGCAGATCAGCTTCGGGATCATAGTCCCAAAGCGTCAGCGAGTCCTGACTGGTATCGTCAGCCGCATAGACGACTTCCATGTTTGTTACTGCATCAACAGTTTCACTTAATCCGCAGCCGCGCAACAGAGGACCATAGGCTGGTGGCGTTGTCGCAGCGCCAGAACCAGCGGCCTCGATCTGGAAGGCATATTCAGCATAGGGAGCGGTGTTAACCTGCTCCTGATTACCCGTCACATTGCGATCCAGCTCACGAGTCTTTTTTGGCCCTTCATAACGCTTCACAGACAGGCCAATAGTATTGATCGCATTAGCCGCCGCTGGCGCAGCATCTGTATCCTCAGTCGCCTCAACCTTAGCGAGTAGCAGTCTCGGTTGCATCGATGTTCACCTCTTTAGTTTTAGAGTTTGGTTTCAACTTAACGTTAGACTCAGAGGCCGATTTCACCTCCTGCCCCGGCTTTGCCATATTGGTTGACTCAACCAATTTGCGATCGCCGCTTTTATCGAGTTCATATCTAGGCATGGACACTCCTATGTGTAGGCCCGCACGCGCAGGCAAAGAAACTAGGACGCCGAAAGCAGGCGCCCCAGACGGTAAGAATCGCGCCACACGGTAAGCCCACCCACAACATCCAAGCGGCGCCCTTCGTTATAGGTGATGGATTCCCGCGCCCCCGGTGGGGTATACCCCAGCAGTGTTGCAATGGAGGCGTCTCGCACCGTTTCGATATCGGTACCAGGTACAACAGAGAGCACCACCAACTCCACTTGCTCACGCTGACGCAGTATATTGGCACCCATCAGATCGCCAGCCTTACCACCCTGTAGAAACACAGCAGCAAACGGCACGACTTGGCTGGCAGCCGCAAGGTGATTAACCATCACCTCCAGATCGGCGCGGTAGGTTTTTTGGTCGTACTCGTAATCCACAGCGGTATCGGAAACCTCCATAGCGCCTGCCTCTCCAGCGACGCCGTAACCGTCAACCAAACCGGCGACAGTGGAGGCAAGGCCAACTAATCCAGGGTAGGCCTTATCACGCAGGCTTAGCACGAATATATCAGTGCGTAACAGGGGGTAGCCCTCATAAAACCCAGGCTTACCCGCCACACGCTGCGCAACTATGTTGGGAAATTGGGCGCCGGCAGGCTGACGTAGCGGATACATACGCCCAGCCACGGTATTTTTTAAGTAGGCGTTCATTATCGCCGGTGTATCCACTGCTGCAGACACCAAAGAATCGGCGCGCACCACCTGCTGCAGCTCGGTACAGGTGCCCAGCTGAGTCACGATATCATCAATCATTTTTTACCCCGCCTGGCTAAGAATTTTGAGAGCCCGGCGTAGAACCGGGCTTCGAGGCCGCCCTCATGGGCTTGTAGCGCTGGCGCCATAAAGGGACGAGCCTTCATTATTTTTTTACCGTTCCGCGTGGTCCCAAACTCGTTCCAGCGACCTTTGGCCCCCTGGTAGCGCCCGTTGACCTTGCGATTTGGACCCACCAACAGAGCCTCATCACTAGACGCAATACCTAAGCGCTGCTTTGCCCGCTTAGAGAGGGAGCGATGACCAATGGCCTGCGCCATATCGCCTGTATCTTTCCGCGCCAGCGATTTAGCTTCTGGCTTTACGGGCTTGATGGCAGCCACCAAGCCGGCACGCACCGCCTTACCCTGCTCCAGTTCGTCGCCCAAGGCCTTGAGCTCTCGACGCAGCTGTGCAATGCTGGGCGAATCGGTTATCTCGATCATTGAACAACCTTTAGGTACAAATCCAACCAGCGCTTTTTAGTGTCGTGCGTCATATGCACTATTTCGTAGTCCACGGCGTCGCACCGCACTCGCATGTCGCGAGTAACGCCAGCCGCGTGCCGCAACGTCACCTGCGCACTGATTTCTCCATTTACGCGATCGGCCGCCGCATATTCGCGACCAGACAGAAACTTAAAGCGCGCCCGCACAGAAGCATAAGTGACCCAACTTTCCTCTTCACCACCGTAGGTGGCATCAGGCGTTGGCTGATTTTGCAGTATGGTGATTGAGTCACGCAGGGATCCAGCTCGCATCACAGCAACCCCACCTCTAAGCCAGAGATTAAACGCTGATAGGAGGGCAACTCTTGCTGGCGCAGCGTACTCATATGCTCGCGGTTTTCGTAGAGGTGAGCCGCCCACACCATAAGCGCCTGCCGCGCTCGTGCAGGGATAGCACCGGTAGTCCCCCCCTGCCCGTCATCCACCACGTAGCCCGCCACAAATTCCACCACCACGGCGTTGTATCGTCCCGCCTGCACCGCAGGCCAGCTCTTACCCGGCGCCGGGCAAATTGAAGCCCCAATGCTGGTTACCAGCACCTGATAATCTTCAACCGGCAGAGTTTGCTGAACACCACTGGTATCGAAATACTTGATAAACGTCACCGATACCAGCGGAGGTTTAGGCACAGAAATTTCAGCGGGAAACTGCCCACCGACAAGCTGCCAGGTTTGCTCCACCAACGCCCTGCCTGTGTCGGCCTCTACCTGCTCTCTGGCTACATCAATCAACTCATCAAGGTAGACATCATCAGCGGCATCGGTAACCACCGTATGCACTTTGAGATCAGCCACATCAATAGGCTTGAGCACAGGCCCAACGGTTTGCAATAGACGCATAGGAGCAATCACCACGCAGATTATTCAACAATTTCACCGGCATCAGAGTCGCCAGCATCGGAGCTGCCAGCACCAGATTCGGCAGGTACCGGATCCACTTGCGCGCCGTGCTCGATCACTTCAACCCCCTCAAATTTACAGTAATCCACGGCAGCCTTCGCAGAGTCGTAAGCATCTTTGGGAAGCACCTTTAGCAGATCTGCCTCGAATGCAACCAGGTCGTTAGCACGGTACAGTGCCCCCTCAAGCGGCAGGGTGCGGAGAATTCGAACGGTTTTTGTAGCCATTGTTTGTACTCACAGTTAAAAACAGACAAGCCGGGCAGAACACCACCCGGCCAGTTAACAGCAGACACTGCTATTAGGTAGCAGAGTTCTGGTACAGCTTGACCGCCCCACCCACGTCAATGAGATTGCCGCCAGAGCGCATAAAGGCAAGGAAGCCCACTTGCCCCTTTTCGGTGTATTTACTGTCTGTCATACGGAACAGCTGCACCGCCATCACGTCGCGAATGATGTACTTATTGAAGTCACCAAAGGCGATGGATTTGGCATTAGCCGCCATGACCGGCATGGACTGGTTAATGGTATAGGGGCGATTAAGAATGCGATCTGGCTCACTGGCCGCAATACCCGGCAGCCACAGCGGGCGACCTTGACCATCCTCCAGCTTCTTAATTTCCGCCAGAGTGAGGTCGTTAAACATAAATCCAGCACCACCCTCGCGGTAGGCCGGATCAACACTGTGCTCGAGATCCACCAAGTCCTTGTAAACAACACTGGCAGTTTGCCCAGTAGCACCGGTTTTACCGACACTGGAGGCAGTGACGATACCGTTGGGCTGCCCGGTACCGGTACCAATGGTAAAGTGCTTGTTGGTAATGCGGCCCAGACGAGTACGAAGCAGCCCAGTGATATAGGACTCGATATCGATTTGACTATCCTGCAGCAACTCAAAGGGAATCGCGATCGATTTGGAGCTGTACTTGAATACACCCAGGGAGGCGGTACCAAAGGTAGTATCACCTCCAGTTACCGAGGCGTTTTCACCCACAATTTCACCCTCCTCCGAGGTGGCGTCTGCCGTGGGGAAGTCCATTTGGGTACCGGTTTCGGTGGTAATCACGTTGGCCACCTGACGCATGCCACCGAAAGTTTTGAGCGCCTCTACCAACTGGGAGGCAAACTCGTTTTGTGTCGTGTAGCCGCCTTCGGAGCCGGTACCGGTACTCATGGCATTCTGAACGCCACCATTAAAGCGTGCCGCCGCCTGCGCCACCTGCTGCCGCTGCTCTTCACTGAGTGCAGACATACCGTTTACCAGGAACAGCTTTAGCGCGGTATTACGCTGGTTACGATTATGGGCAGCTTCATCCACCGAAATGCCGTTGCTGTTGGCATCGGCCTGTACCGCGGCGATTTGCGAGGCCTCGATATCCAGGACCTCTTGCTGGCGACTGATTTGACCGTCAATCTCCTCGATGGAGGCTTTGAGCTGGTCGTATTTCTGTTGGGCCTCGGCATCCCACTTTTTGCCCGAGTCTTCGTCATAGGCGTCGTAGTGGTCGCGCAGGTTTTTTGCGAGATTGGTGCGCTCTTCCCGCAGCTGTTGAATCGATTTTGGCATAATGGGTCTCCATTAGAATTACAGATATAAAAAAGCCCGCTGCCGTTGCCGGTAGCGGGCTGTTATTGGCGCGCGGGGCGCTATCCAATTCGGTTGATCATGTCCAGGTAACGCTCAAAGTTGGTACGATCGGGGCGCTCAAAGGTCGCCTGCGGCCGCTCGATCAGTGCTTTGGGCACGTTTTTATAAGCCGCCAGATTCCAGGTATTGCGATTTTCGGCTGCCTTTGCGTCGTCACCAGTGTAGATTTCGTCGACAAACCCATGCTCGAGAGCCGTCTGAGCCCCAAACCAGGTTTCGTCATCCATCCACTGCACGATCTGGTCACGCTCGACACCACTGGCCGCAGCGTAATCGCGACCAATAGCATCGTCGATTTGCTCCAACAGATCAGCGGTTTTCCGCAGCTCATTGCGGTTGCCAACGCCGTAGGTCCAGCTGTTGTGGATCATAAAAAAAGCGCCATCGGCGATTACCCGCTTGGTCCCACCCAATGCGACAGTGGTAGCCGCACTGGCTGCAATGCCGTCAATATGTACGGTTACATTACCCGCGTACTGCTTGAGCCGAGTTTGAATGGTGCGCCCTTCAAATACATCACCACCCGGAGAGTTGAGGTACAGATCCACATCACCACCGCCGAAGCCATCGAGCTCACGCGCGACATCTGTTGCCGACACACCAAACCAGGGGTCGATAACATCATAAAGATAGAGTCGGTTACCGCTGTCGCCGGCCTCAGCCCGCAACTGCCGAGGCCGATCCTTGTTATCAATAATCAACTGCAGCAGCTTCTGCATGTTATTCATCATCTTTTTCCTCTGCAGGGGCTGGCGCTGCAGACACCAGCCGGGGGTCATAGGGCTGGTCGTACACCTCGCCCTCCAGGGGCGGTAGATTCTCTAACCGCCGTACTTCGTTAATAGCCATATAGCCAGGCACATTTGATCCACCCAGCGCCGACTTGTATGCCTCGTTTCGTTCTTTAAGCGTACCGCGCATCAGGCCAGCAGCGTTGAACTCAACAAAATAGCCGCTACGCAGAAACAGTTTACGGTTGATTTCCTGCTCAAATCGCACCATATGGGGCTGCAGCGTGTAGCGAATAAACGCCAAGCCAATCTCAGCAATACCGCTGCCCCAACTGGTGCTTTTTTCAGTCTCGTTAACCATAAACGAGGGCAAACCAAAGGCGCGAGCAATATCGACAATTTGAAATTTCCGCGACTGTATCAGCTGGCTATCCTCAGCATTAACACTCAGCTGCTCGATTTTGAGCCCTTTACCAATGGTTAGCGGCTTTTTCTTGTTTTGGATCCCGCCGTAGGTGCGAGCCCAGGCTTCGCGAAACGCGTCTTGATCGGCAGAATCCCACTTACCCTCTTTTACGATAGCGATATCCTGATGGGCGCCGTTTTTGAAAAAGTCCGCACTGAATTGCTCCATAGCCATCGCGAGACCAATGGAATTTACCGCCGCGTATTTCACCACCGACATACTGCGCAGACCATTAAAACCGAAACCAGCAAAGTGCAGGATATCGTCCTGGTAGAAACCGCGCAGCTTATCCTCCAACTGTATAAAATAGACCAGCTGGCTGCCCCGCCTCTCGATATTGACAACAGCTGTAGGGCTAACCGGCAAAAACTCCACCGGCTCACCAAAAGCATTGCGTATGATCACTGCAAAACCGTCACCCTCCAACAGCATGGAAGCAGTGATTGCCTCCCAGAACATGGCCGCACTCATCAACGGCGTGGGCTGCAGGTTAAACAGGGTCGCCAGCGGGTGCGCGCCGTCTTTTTCGCGGCCGTCTGCCGTTTTGCGATAGATGGGCAGCGGCATGGTAGCGATAGCACCGGAAATTAACCGCGTACAGGCGTACACGACGGCCACGCGCATGGCAGTTTTACTATTGACTACCGGGCCCGCCAGGGAACTCACAATACCCAGCGATTCGCTAAGCTCCTCAATGTTGCTGAGGGTTATGGTGTCGTTTTGTACCGCCACACTTTTGCTGCCATTATCCACGACAGGCTCTTGGCGGTCCGATACGTCGACAGGAGCCTCATTGCCCCGAGAGAATGGCCACATATTAAAATTCCACAAATGTTTGGTCAGAACCGTCATCATCATCCACTCCCATAGCCAAGGCTATGGCCATGATGGAAGCTACCGCCGGATCGATTTTTTCAGAGACCTTGCTTTTATCGGGCTTGATATCACCCGCCGGGTTAGTTTCGGCCACCACATTACTCACAGCCCAGGTGAGGAGTGGATCGTTGTGCTCTATCTGCCCTGTCAGCACCAGGCGCAGCAGCTCCTTCATCGGCGCCGACATACTGGCAAAGCCTTGCCCGAACTTGATCATCTCAACCCCCTCCTCCATGAGATCCGTGACCAGCTGCGAACTGTTCCAGCGATCGTAGGCGATCCCACGAACCTCGAAGCGCTCACAGACCTGCAAAATATCGCGCTTAATCCAGCTATAATCGATCACCGCACCCGGCACCACCACCAAATGGCCACTATCCCGGTACTTTTCCAGAGCTTTATTACCCTTCTTCAGGCGCCGTTCTAGCGCCGCCTGCGGCAGGTAAGCGCGCTGGATGACACGCCTGCGCCCATCACCCATCGGAAAGCAGAGCGAAAACGAGCACATATCCTCAACTGCCGAGAGATCCAAGCCACCAAAGCATTCTTCGCCGTCCAGCTCTGTCTCTTCCGACTCATCCCACAGGGATAATACGTCAATATCGCGGCGGCACTCGTGCCACCGCTCCATCGGCATCCAGGCTTCCTCACCGTACACCCAAACATTCATCCGCTTGGTGAGAAACTCAACCTTGCTGGTAGGCAGCACCTTGGCCTCTGCACACTGCGATCGCAGATCATCAAGATCGACCGAAACCCCGAGGTTAGGATTGGCTTTTATCCACTCGGATTCTTGATCCCACTTATCAGGATCATCCAACGTGTAGATAATCCCGAAAAAGGTGTCATCTTCGTGCGCTCGCTCTAACACTTGGATGGTGTAGTTGCGGCGGTCATAGCAATAACCATTCTGATTAAAACCTGCCGTAGTAATAGCGCGAAGTATGGGCTGTTTACGGGCCCCCATAGCGGAGCGCAGCACATCCCATATCCCGCTATCAGGATGAGCGTGGAGCTCATCCACAAGCCCCGCGTGGACGTTGAACCCATCCATTCGGCTACTGTCTTTACTTAATGGAACGAATTTACTGCGCTTATAAACAATTTTGTGCTGCTGCGGGTCGCAGATACGGCGCAACTCCGGACTCTGCTCAATCATTGCCTTGGCGCAGTCAAATATCTCGCGCGCCTGGTCGCGCTTAGTGGCCGCGCTGTATACCTGCGCGCCACCCTCATTGTCACCGATCAGGTAGAAGCAACCAGCACCCGCCAAGCGGGTGGATTTCCCATTCTTTCGCGCCACCTCTTCATAAGCCATGCGAAAGCGGCGGGTACCATCCTCTCGCACCCACCCGTACAAATTTGCATCCGAAAAGCACTGCCAGGGCTCAAGCTCGATTAAGCTACCCTCTAACTCTCCCTGATAGTGCCTGCAGTACCGACCTACAAACCGAAAATAGCGCGCAGCGTGATACTCAGAAAAATAAAAGCCACGGCTCGGCGCGTTTTCCAGATCATCAAACCAACGGTCAACAGCAAGACGTACATATTTACAGGCAGGGATTATCCCCATTTTTACGTCATCGGCGTACCCATAGGCTCTATCCAACCAAACCCTGCCAACATCCACTTCGGCCATCAGTCAAGATCCAAATTTCCTTGATTGGGGTTTTCGATTTTTACCGACTGACGCGCACGTGGACTGAGGTAGAATTTGTCTGCCGTTTTTTTGTAATCATCGGCGTGGCGCTTCCGTGAAACCGCCCATGGGGCTAGTTGCTCATATCCATTTGGAGAGCGCTGATACTCTCCCAACTTCTGAACTTCACGCTGAGCTTTAACATACAACGCCCACGTATCACACAGGATTCTAAACTGGCCAAAATCAACTTCAGCCAACATACCTGCAGCCACCAACTGCTCACCGATAAAATACCAATGCTTTCTTGCCTCTTCCGACAAATCACCCGGTACCGGCGGCATCTTTGTTTTCAGGCCCTGAAATAGGCCACTGTCGCTATCAGACTTTTGGGCCTTTTTTTCAGTTCTAAAATCCTCCAGCTGGAGGATCGCAGCCTTTGGATCATTCTTACCCATACCCAGAAAGGGCCTTAACCCCCCCCTTAAAAATTAGCTCTCGCAAAAAGACGTTTAGGGATGCGGTGTCCGCTTAAGGGGCCTGCAACTTTTACCCACCCCCCTGCCTGGACTCCACCAGCGTTTTCTCATCGCTGCACGCCCGACAAAGCGTCTCCAAGTTTTCGTCATCATCAGCACCACCGGCAGACAGCGGAACAATATGATCACAAATCCCTGCATTTACTCCATGCAACTCAACTGACACATACAGCCCGCGCCTCAAGTGGCTCTGACAAAGATAGTCATCCCTCTCAAAGATTCGCTTCCGCGTCCTGCCCCAGGGTCGACCGCCACGGCCAGAGCCAGAGCGCTTACCACTGGACCACGCCTTTTGCTTTGGACACCTCCCCGCATGAGGAGCGCGACACTTAGGACACCAACTCGATGACTTATCCGCCATAAGCGACCCCAGCGCAATATTCCAGCTGCTCGATGTAAATAAGCAAATCGGCAGTACCATCAGCAGTAAGCCATAGCCCACCATCAGGCGCCTCCCTCACGGTCATTACAGGACGGATCGCCTGACACAGGCTTACAGTCGTCACCTGATTGGCGCACCCCACCAAACTTGCTGCGAGCATAAGCCACAGGATCGCGCCTGATCGCCTCAACCTCACGTTCATGGTCATCCCTCGCCCGCTTTGTCCTTGCCTGCTCCAGCCGCTCATCGAGCAACAGCAACAGCTTAATGAAACCCCTGACGATTGATACTAGCTGCACCAGGCGCCCCCCTGTTAGCCGCATGACCAAAGTTCATTGCCAACCAATGCACAATGCGCTGCAGCCAGGACACCACAGAATCATCCTTTGGCGTAGGCGTCATGGGCGCAATAAACGCGAAGAAAGCCACCAGCAACCCGGCCGCCTCAATCCAATCAGGGACAACCTCCAGGAAGCGAGCCAACCAGCTCAACTCTTCCACCACAGGCGCCGCCTCACCCGCCACCACCAACACCGAACACAACGCCGAAACCACACAAGCCAACATCAATACCAACACTCTCATAATGAACTCCCAGCTTTACCAATCAAGCCAAGCTCTCGCTTAGCCGCTCCCAACTGACTACGGAGCTTGGACAAACGACCATAGTCAACATCCCTTGCCTTACCGCCCTCAATAACGCGCTCGATACCAAACATCTCAGACTCGATATCATAGATCCGCTGATCCAGGTACCGACGATCCACCTTCACTTCCAAACTTCTCAGCTCAGCCTTGGTCGCAAAGGTCTCTATGGAGTAGACCGCCTGCGCCATCAGCACCAAAGACACGAACGCCGCCAGCACCGGATGCACACTCGCCGCGCTCATAAACGCCCCCATCAAATCCTTAATCATTTCTCAGCACTCCCAGCAGCCGCCAGCAGCGCAGAAACCATTTCCGCACTGGCAATGTATTCGCCAGCCTTTCCCTTTCCGCTCGCCGTGTTGTAGTAGCGCTTCCAGTATTCTGCTCGCGCTTGGAGCGTTACCGGTACCGCCTCCGGAATCAGCAAGTAAAACAACCTGCAAAAAATCAGCGAGAGAAACGGATTATGCTCTAACTCTCGATACTTAACCGCTCGCACGTTTATGCCAAACGCCACCAAAACCCGATGGGCATGAACATCCCGAACTCGCCTCTGTACATCCTCAAAGGCAATGCGATCGAATTGACACAATCCGGATCCAGCAGCATAAGCCGTTTCATCACGGTAACCTCCCAGCTTGGTCTCCTGAGCCGCCGTTTCAAGCAGCAACTTGACCGCACAGCCTGTACTGCTATGCCCAAGAACATCACAGACAGCCACAGCCATATCATGCGCATGCTCCAACTTAACGAGCCCGTAATACATGCCGAATCCCAAAAGTTAAAATAAAAAAACCGCAACCAGTTTCCCGGTTGCGGCCCAAGACTTACAGAGTGAGAGAGAAAGAAACGCACGATCAAAAGCTACCCAAGCCGGAAACAAAAAAGCCCGACACAATGGCCGGGCTTTTTTGTTAGGCAACTTTGGCAACCTACAGGAAAAAGGTTATCAGCCTGCCGGCAGCCTTGCAACAATTTTTTTTACGCTGCTTCCGAAATATCCAAACGACCATCCACCCACATGATCGCAGTGTCCCGCAAAACCTTCACGCGAGATCGCCCGCAGCTCATTTGCTCAGCAATTTCCAGATAGCTCAATCCCTCGATAAAATACTTCCACAACACATCAAACAACTCACGATCTCGGCACTTCAATCGCGCAACAGCGGCATCGATAAGCAAGGCCTCCTCATCATCAGGCAACTCCATCGACACCACCCCACCCATACTCTCTTTCATCAACACGTACAGCGAGCTGCAATTCGAACTGAGCTTATGCGATCGCATCCAGCGCGCCCACCCCTCCAAGCGTTCAACCGTATCAGCCAGCATAGTCCCTCCCTAAGAATCAGCTTAATTTTTTTGCCGCTAATACAAACTCCGGCGATCGCCTTGACAACCTAAACTCTACATGACGAACAAACTGCCCACTCCAATCAGCCCTTGGCTCGCCCCGCTCCAACCAATACAGCCGAAACTCCGCCACCTTAAGAGACAGAAAATCCTCAGAAAATCCATACTCGCAACACAGATAATCCAATGACGACTGATCCGGAAACCACTCGCGATACATCAGCGAAAAGTTATCCACAGCCCTATAGATATATTTATTAGTATTACCAGTTAAAGTACCGGATATACCGGAGGTAGTGCGCTCCTCCTTGTGCGTTCCTTGTGCGGCCGAATAACCGCATCCCTTTGGTTTATCTACCTTTTTATTGTGCGCTCCTCTTTGTGCGCTCCTTGTGCGCTCCTCCTCAGGAGAAATTTTACCTGTACAAGCCAGAGGCAAATAGAAAACCATGCGATCCTTTTTGTGCGCTTTTGGCAAACGTTGAATTAAGCCTACCGACTCCAACTTTTTGAGCATTCTTTGAATCACGTGCCTCGAGGGCTTGAATTCTGGCACACGACTCCCCCGGTCTCGAAGCTCCTCTAGCAACTCATACATACCCTGCTCACACACAGTACGTTTCAGACCTACGATACCCGTCTCATAATCCATAAACTTGCGCAATCCACGAAGGTATAGCTTTTCATGACGAGCACAGTGCAACCTATCCAGCGCTTCATCCTCCAACTCATTCCACTTCCAGCTGTTTAACCGCCTAGGAATATCCTGCATAAAGCCCCCAAATCCATTAGAACGCCGGTAGCCCGGCAACCCCACCACTAGTGCAGGTGGCGCAAACCTGTTGTATGCTCAGCAGCTCCGAAACCAACCAAACAACAAAAGGAATCGTTATGACCTCTCCAACAATTACCAACCCGGAAATTCGCATCGCCAATGGCTCCAACCCTGGAGAACTGATCGTCAGCATGGACCTTGAAGCCAAAAACGACCTGTACCGCGCGAACTTATCCCTCTCAGCAAGTATTGAAGGATCCCCGGACCTGACTATTGACTCCGCCCGAGAACAGGCGATCGCACACCTTAAAGCACTTCTCGAACATCTATAAGACCCGGCATATTTCGATAAACCCGAGTTCGCACACCACTCTCAGCCTGAGCAGTGTGCGGACTCTTGCCCTCCCTCACATAACGCTCGAATCGCTCGGCACAGGCCACCACTGAGTCAGCAACAAAAACTCCAGGACCAAGAGAATCCACCAGCTTTGCAGCAAGCCCTAAGCACCGAAACCTCACCTCAGAATCATCTACCATATACCCCTCCAAAAGTTTGTTTAATTCAGGCCGGCAGCCCGGCAACCCCACCACTAGGCAGGTGGCGCCCACCGCTGTATGCTCAGTAGCTCCTACACAACCAAACAACCAACAGCAAGGATGAGAAATGATCAACAACCGAGACAGATCAAACACCAACCAACTTGAATACCGCCTGCACTATCTTCACGATGGCGACGACATGGACCCTAGATACTATTACTCCGACAACCCGGTTAAAGAGGGCGATGTCATCCACAACGGCAATTTCTACCACTTTGTGGCAAAAGTTACTCAGCAAAAGACAGGCGTTCGTCTCTCTCTTTGCAAATCTGCTCAATCTGTTGAGGAGGCAGAGCTTCTAGCGAAGCAGCTGCTATAGCTCCCAATAATTCGGCGGCCTCCTTTTCCAGATACTCCCTATCAATGCGCGCGTGAGGCCAAACCAGAGCCAATTTGGTTTTGACGCCCACACGCGACACTCCCATTACGGCGATATAAGCTGCCGCCTTCACCCTTGAGCTCACAGGCAACTGCTCAAAGTAGTCCTTCTGTGCATCGGTTAGCGAGCCCACGCAAAATTCACTCACACTTCACTCCTGTACAAATAAACAGATCCTCCAGGGAGGCAACAGACCGGCGGAAATAACCGACAATGTGCACTACCCAGGAGAAAACACATGAAACACCCTTTAGCACTACGCCGCTTCTTCCTCAGACCAAGCATCATCAGCAAACAAAACCCGCTCAAGCGGAAAATCACTCCCAATCTCCGGGTCCTGAGACATCTTGCGCGCTATCTGCTTTGTAATTCCCCTTCGCCCCGTCTCCATATGAGAAATCAAGCTTTTGGAAACACCCAAATAGCCGGCCGCCTGAGCTTGATTGAAGTTTTTTGCAAGCCGAAACTCTTTTAAGACATTCATCAGCCCCTCCGAGTAAATACATAATGTATTAAATGCTACTATACAAAAATACCTTCTGTCACTACCAGATTTAAAACAGATGGTAATAATTGCCTGATGAATGACTGGAAACAAAAAGCAAAACAACTAATCCGCGAAATGGGCATCAGCCAGGAAGACTTCGCGGAGAGGATCGACCAAAGCCAGGGCTGGCTTAATCACAAGCTGTCCGGCAGAAGAACCGCTAGCTTAGAAGACATACGCCTGATCGCCTCTGGTCTTGGATTATCTATCACCGATCTCCTAGACGAAAAAGCCCCAGAAACGGCTAGCAATGATCAGGCACTTAGCACTCGCTCCAAGCAAATCCCAGTCATCGCCTGGGCAGATATAACGAAGTACCTACAAGGCACAAAGGTCCCTACCACGCGAACCTTAACCAGATGCTGGACCGATCCTGGAGACTTTGCGGTCATTGCAGAAGATGACAGCATGGCATGTGAACGCCTACCATCGATCCCTAAAGGATCAACTGTGATAATTGAGAAGTCACGCAAAGCTATCGAAGATGCCATAAAAAGGCCAAATCTTGAGAAAGAGAACATAATAGCCCTGCTCAACACAGAAGATGGCGTAATTCTTAGGAAACTAACCAAAGAAGGAGGGCGCTATTACCTAGTTAGACTAGATGGAAAATTCCCACCCACCTCCGTAACTCTTGATACTGATCAAATTTTGGGCATCGCGCTAGGCGTCCATTTTTCCTTCAGCTAGTAACAACCTCTCCCCTTACACCACCCAACTAAACAAAACTTTTCCACCTTGAGCTTTTAAACAAAGCTAGCGGCACTCTGCCTGGCAGGCAAATTCCGTATAAAAATTATTCAATGAGAAGGGTCGCCCTAAAAAAAATACATATTGTATTGACATAAAAAATACTGAGTGTATGATTTTGCTCAAACTGGATTAATACGGAGCGTATCAATGAACATTCATATACTTCCTTCATTGACCAATGGACAAATCTACCAACTGCAGCAAGCCACAGGCATGATCGTCACCTCTAACGGCACGCTGGCCCCAGCCGCCCAGGTCACCAGCCTTGCAGACCTGCGGGAATCCAAGCTGAAAGGCCTGCTGCCAACCCTATTGGCCACCGACAGCAACCCCACGCCCCCCACTGCGGCCTGATCCGGAGAAAACCATGAGCAAGCTACTAAATTGGCTGCTATGCCGCCTGCTGGGGCACAACTACCCCAGCCTGCTCTTTGACAACTTCTCTCTCTGCTATTGCACCCGCTGCGGCAAAGAGGTTGCCGACCGCACCTGGGACGACATCCTGCCGGTACCGGACGATCACGATTGGCACGACGACCTGTTTGAGGACTGAGCATGAACACAGCCACGCCAAGGATGAGCAGGGCAGGCGAAACCGGCTACAGGATTGGTAACCTGGTGGCCGACAAGCTACCCAAGCGCCAATGCGAGATCCTGCTGTACACCGCCAAAGGCTTCAATGACAAGGCCAGCGCTGAGGAAATGAACTGCGCCCCATCCACAGCGAAGCATTTGCGCAAGCAGGTTCACTTTAAACTCAACACCCACAACGGCCCCGAACTGATCACCAAGGCCTTTGAGCTTGGCTACCTGCGCTTTATGAGTATTGCCCTGGCAATCCTGTTGGGCATTGGCGCCATCACCACACCCAGGCCCGCCGAAGCCTCAGACAACACAAAGACCAAAAACGAAGAGGAGCAGATGCGACTCAGGAATCGACAGCGGAACCGTCAGCGCTCTAGGCAGCGGCAACGCACACGGACGAACCGCAACAGACACCAAGTTTTTTACATCTTCATTCCCACCCTGTCTTGGGATGAAGACACACAAACCCTTCTGATCGAAGAGTTACCAGGGACAGAAGAAAAACCACTGACCACCATCACGGAGAAACCACTATGCGTAAACGCATATTGATTGGCCTACACGGAATGGCCTACACCGGAAAAACCACCTCAGCCTACACGTTCGCCAAAGAGCTGGATCTTTGTATGTTCTCGTTTGCGGAACCGGTTGTGAGAGCCTGCGCCGGTTTGACCGCCATGGCACAACACGATTTTATGCAGCTGCCCAAAGACAGAAAAATCCCCTACTTCAAAATGACCCCCCGGGAAATGATGCAGCAGATTGGACGCGCCATCCGTGATATCAACCCCAACGCCTTGATTGCCGTACTGGAAGCCGAAGCCTGCGACACCGGTAAAAACCGTATGCATCACCATCTGTTTAGCGGCAGCATCGTCACCGATGTACGCCTGCCCGCAGAGGCCGCCTGGGTACGCAATCAGGGCGGCATCGTCATTCACCTGATTCGCGACGACGCACCCCCTACCAATCCGGATATCACCGAGCAAAAGCTGCCGGTAGTGAGCGGCGATATTGTCATCAAAAACAATGGCACCGTCGAAGAACTTAGGCACAAACTGATCACCACCATACAAGGCATACGCGACGAGCTCTACGCGGCCTAACAGGGGCACACCATGAAGAAACGCCAACTGAATCTACCAGCCGGACACCATGACGCCGAAAGCGCCAGCCAGCTGCTTGGCGTTTCTAAAAGGAAGCTACTGAAAACCCTGCGTGAAATCGGTTTTCTCGATATCGACAAGCGCAACGGGCTATACGGCAGACACAACCTGCCACGCACCCATATAAAAAAACTGGGATGGGCCTATGAACACACCTGCACCTACGGCAGCGGGCCCGGCAAGAAAATCGACCACGAATACAAAGTGGTGATTTTTACCCAGGAAGGATTTACAGAGATTAAGAAGATGATGCAAAACCCTGACACTTACAAAATGCCAGCACAACAAACCCAAAAAGTCACACCGCCACCCAGCGAGTGCAGCCTGGCTCCCAAACCCTATAAAAAAAGCCTTGACTCACCCAGTCGCAAGGAGTGCCTGGACCTGTTGGACAGCTGGGGTCTTGGCATCAATAAGGAAGCCTCTTAACCACTTTAGACTATCCCCGCTCTTACCCGCCTACGGGCGGGATTTTTTAAGAGCATTGCAATAACCACAACTACTTACAGAGAAAGAACCATGACCAACCAAGCGATTGAGTACATACCCATTAAAAACCTGCGTGTTTCACCACTGAACATGCGCAAGAGCGAAGCCACTAAAACCGAGGACGAACAGCTCAAGGCCTCCATCAAGGCCTATGGCATCAAGCAAAACCTGATCGTCTACCCAGGCAAGAGAAACATTTTTGAAGTTGTTGCGGGCCAGCGTCGCCTGACCCAAGCCATAGCCCTGGTTAAAGAAAAACACTTTAACAACAACGACACTATCCCCTGCCAGATAGCGCAGACGGAGCAGGAGGCCATCGAGCTCTCGATCGTAGAGAACACCCACCGCGCCGCCGCACACCCAGCCGATGAGTTTGAGGCCTACCAGGCAGCAAAGGAGGCCGGATCCACCACCAAAGATATCGCCAACCGCTTTGGCGTTTCACAAAAGCACGTTAAACAGCGCCTGAAACTGGCCCTGGTTGCCCCTGAGATTCGCCAGGAGTACCGGGACAAGAAGCTGGATCTTGAAGACGTGATGGCCTTTACCCTGGAAGACGATCACAAGAAACAGCTGGCCGTCCTAAAATCCTTCAAAGGCGAACGCTACCGCTTAAGCCCTCACACCATCCGAAGTCGACTCACGGAGAGCGCCATCAAAAGCACCGATGCGATCGCCAAGTTTGTTGACCTGAAAACGTATAAATCCGCTGGCGGCACCACCAGTTCCGATCTGTTTGAAAACACCACCTACCTGGATAACCGCGAACTGGTTTTCCAGCTCGCTGAGAAAAAGCTGGGCACCATTGCCGAAGGCATGGCAGACGGCTGGCTATGGCACGAAGCAAACACCACCGATCGCTATATCGACACAAGCCAGTACACCACCCTGACCGGCACACCACCCGAAGCCCTGCAGGAAGAGTACAAAGCGACCGAAAAAGCCATTGACGCCCTGAACGAAATGGATCCAGATGATTGGACTGACGAGCTGGCAGAGCAACTGCATGACCTGGAGGCCAAATGGAGCAAGCTGGAGGACGAAATTGCGGAGAAAACAGCGTTCGCCCCCGAACAGAAAGCGCTGGCCGGGTTTATCGTCTGCATCAATGGCGCAGGAGAGCCCATCTTCCATACCGGCCTGGTACGCAAAGAGCAGCTGGCGCAATTGAAAGCCCTGGAGAGCGGCGACGCTGAACCGAACAACATCCAGGAAGCCGAAACCACCACCGAGGAAGAGCCGGCCGCTGAGAGCTATTCACAAGCCCTTAAGGAAGACCTGGCCGCCACCCGAAAAGTTATTGCGCAGGCACACTTGGCCCAACAGCCGGAGCTCGCCCGGGACATAGCCCACTACACCCTTTGCTATCAGATACTGGGGTCGACCCACTGGGGAGATCCGATTAACCTGACCGCCCGCCAAACCTTCGACGCGGACAAACACCCCACGGTTACCCAATGCCAGGGCTACCAGCTGTTGACCGAACTGGCGGCAAGACTTAACACCAACTGGATCCACAACGAGAACGACGCCGAGCGCCTGCGAGCCTTCCAGGAACTCCCCGCAGAAGACAAAGGCCGACTGGTCGCCTACTGCATCGCCCTCACCCTGGAAGGCGGCCTCAAGCGCTCACAGGCCAGCAGCGACATTGGCGAACACATCATCGATCAGCTCAATATTGATTGGTGCAACAACTGGAGCCCGCAGGTAGAGAACTTCCTAGGCCGCCTCAGCAAGCCCGCACTGATTGAACTGGCCGCCCCCTTCATGCCGGAGCGCTGGGCAGACGCCGCGCAAAAGCGCAAGAAAGGCGACTTAGCAGCGGAGCTGGAAAACGCTCTAGCAGGCAATGACGAGCGCCTGAGCCCGGAGCAAAACCAACTGGCACTCAACTGGATGCCAGCAGGATTCTGCTAATAACCACAGGAGCACCGACAATGACCATCACCTTATTAACGATCGGCACACTGGCGGTGCTCTATATCGCTTCAACCACCAACAATGACGATTAAAATCCCAGGAAACAGCCATGAAACGCAAGCGCGGTCACGCCATCACCGTCAACCATCAGCCGCTCACCAAGCCACCAAGAGACCGCAAGGAACCTTGCGCCATTGACCCTGCCAAACGCCGCGCCGTAGAGGAGCATCAGCGAGCCAAGCGGGAACGATGGTTTATTTAACTTTTAGCCAAATAACTTATATTAATACAAAATTATTACCTGGAACGACAATTAGGATCCAACAATGGACCTCATCAAACACATCAACAGAATGAAGGCATTTTCTCAAAGAGCCTTTGGGCCAGGCGCTCGCCCTAACGGAGTTTGCGAGCATATTCGATCGGAGCTGAAAGAGATCGAAGAAGATCCCAACAACCTCACAGAATGGTGCGACGTTGTACTACTCGCGCTCGACGGCGCTTGGCGCCAAGGTTTCTCAGCCGAGGAAATAGCAGCTGCGCTTGAGGCAAAGCAAACCAAGAATGAGGGGCGAACCTGGCCGGACTGGAGAAACTACTTCGATGGCGAGGCAATAGAGCACATACCGGAACCACCCGCAGGATGCTATCCGAAAGGAACCATTCTGCGATACGGTCCCGGCCCGGCAGCATTAATGCGGGTAGACAGCATCAGCGCCAACCATGCAGGACCAGGCTCACATCGCTATTACGGCAGACTCTGCATGGGCGGCCTGTGCGGCGTTTATCACTCGGAAGTGAAACCAGCCAATGAAGAGGATCTGGAAATCTGGCGCTACAAAGCATAACTCTTTTCTGTACTTTTTGATATTTCGCATAGGAGAAACGCACCACATGGAAAAACGACTACTCACGACAAAAGATGTATTAACAGTACTCGGTATTGGACGCACCAAACTCTATGAGATCATCAACGATCCCTCTGAGCAGTTTCCCCAGCCAGTCATGACCGGCTGGGCCAACCGATACGATCGCAAGGACATTGATCAATGGATCGAATCCAAGAAACTAACCAGAGCTAGCTAAATGACATTTAGGCACACACATGAAGAGCACCAACTCAAACTTTACCTTACAACCCTGTCACTTCTAATTACGATAAGATCTAAGTGCAAATAGGGCCTCCCGCTTTATGTGGTAGCAATGGAGAAAGGTTTCATAACCGTAACGATTGAGTTAGATTGTCTAAATCGATGTATCAATCCCGGATTGCCGGAGATAAGTGGCTATGGCAGGAGAAGCGCGACACCATCACTACATTTCTCAAGCTTACTTGAGGGGGTTCTCTAAATCAGGCGCTAAAAATTCGAGAATAGAAACTCTCGATTTGTCGCGGGGAAACCACTTTACATCCAGTGTTCGCAATGTAGGCGGACAAAGAGATTTTAATCGTATAAATTTAGATGATTTTGAACCCAATTACATAGAACAACAACTTTCAGCCTTTGAGTCGAAAATTCGACCCTTTGTAGCCACTCTGGAAGACAGGGGGTCTCTTAAAGGTGATACTCGTTACACGGCCATTAATTTGGTTGCTCTCTATGCAATTAGAAACCCAGCTTTTAGAGAGAATATGAACTTGAATCTAGCTGAGCTTTATAGATCTCTGGCAGAATTTAGTATTGCGACTGAGGAACGGTGGAAATCGATTTGCTCAGGAATGAAGAAAGCGGGCTATGATTCAATAGATAGCGTGCCCTACGAAGACTTAAAAGACTTTGTTGACAGGGGAGAATATGATGTTCTTGTGAAGAGAGAGTTCAATATCGCTTTAGAGCTTAAGCTCGTAGAGGGTATTCTCCCCTATCTAAACTCCAGAAGCTGGGGAATTTTACATGCAGATATTTCCTCAGGAAATGCTGGATTTGTAACCTGTGATTTTCCCGTGTGTCTAAACTGGATTGATGCTGAAAGGGTTCCAGTACTGCTCAGGCAGTCGCCTGGGTTTGCCAATAGGAATACTACAATAGTTTTTCCTGTTTCAAGAAAGGTGTGCCTTTTTGGTGATTTTAGTGGAAAAGAAAAGGTTAAGGATGCCCCCCTAGATTATGTTGCCCGCCTTAACTCCGTAATTATTTTAAATGCCCACAAACAAGTTTGGGCTTCAAAGCTAGGGTTTGTTTATTCAGAAGACGGCAAAGGCATTCTTACAGGCTCCGACCTACTAAAAAAATTAGAACTCAAAGATAATCCAGAAAACTAGGAACGCGCCATCAGATCAAGCCAAAGCCAATACATCTCAAGGCGCTTAACACTTTAGATTGGCCTTGCTTTAGTTGTATTAGCTCACACTACATCTGGCAGTTCAGCCTGAAGGCTTCGATACAATCAAACGGTTGCAATAGCGCCAGAACCTGACAGTGGAGTCAGATACGGCCATGTTTCCGTATCCAGTTCTCATAATTAACATCTCATTATTTACATTAGACTTTGGCACCATATACTCGGCTAAATGTGGTGCCAATATCATCGCTGACGAGGTGTTGAGTGGATGCAGATGGATGTAAAAGTTGTTAAAGAGGCAAATGGCTCCTTTCGGGTATATGTTGATAATAAGCCTGCCATAGAATTACCTACACAGTTTGAGGCAGAGAAATTAGCAGCTTTTCTCAGGCAGCAAATTAATGGGGCTACCCCCCCTGACTCTCGCGGCCATACCCCCGATGATGAGCCTTATTAGTTGGCGTCGGTCCCAACCGTAATCTATCTGCCAACTTGGCTCAGGTGGCGCAATAGCTCCCAGATCTGTCAGACATTTTCAAACTCATTGCGCCAGAAGTGTCAGATATAATCAGGATTCCTACACTTTAGTCTGTTAGAATTGAATATGAATTGCGATCCTTTCGCGTTGCACCCAATTGAATCCCCGCATTATTTAACACTTCCCTTTCTTCTTTGGAAAGTTCGCACCTCAACCCTGAATAGACTTTTTTCAGCCTAAGGTATTCAGAAAAATCTGCGAAATACAACCCATTTTCTTCTTTAACACCCTCACTTCTAAGATCCACGACTATTCTGTATTCTCTTTCGTAAGACCAATGCTGATACTTAGACTTAGTTGCATCGACAAATTTCTCCGGCCAATTAAACTGATCAACATCCACGCTTACTGGCTCCTTCAGATACTCTACTTTCACCAACATCTCTCTAGGAATCTCGAATTCCATACAAATCCCTTTATGGTTATCTGTATAGTGGGCCCATTGAACCGGATCATTTTTCTTCGTGCTAAAACACAAAATACCCATTTTATAAGTGTAATTGGATTTTATTTCTTCTATCTTTTCCTCATCCAATAAAACGCCGGATTTGCTGAAGTTTATATAGAATTCAAAGGGATCATTAAGGCCATCAATTGTAGCAACCTTCAACCTTTGTTTTTCTATATTTTCTAGAGCATGTTCTTTTCTAGTAAAGTGATATAAACGCATATTGTAATTGTAATTCTCTATTCACTATTTCATAAAAATACTGCTAAAAACCTTAAAAAAAACCTGTCCAGACGGACACAAGACTAACAAAAAACCGACTAAATACAGCACTGACAACGCAAGTCTCCAATACGGTTTTCTACTGATTTCATAAGCCCACACAATACCCAGAAGATCAAGATATGCTTTATTCTTTATCTTCGCATCGGCTTTTATATAAGCTTCATAGCCTTCACCGCCAGCTTCTATTTCTGCAAATTTCTTACTATCCCAATACTTATTAGAAGATCCTACCGCATCAGAATACTTTGTAGAACCCTCCTCCAAGACATTCTTTAAATATTCAGCTAACGCTTTAAACCTTCTGTCAGTCCCAATCGCCATTTCACTATTAATATAATCGTATACAGTCTGATGCTCTTTCACTTCTTTAGGACATAAAACGGAAAAACCTATTGACGACAGCCCAAGAAAAGTTAATCCAAAGTATAGAAAATGCAGACGGCTAACTGTGTCTGGAGAAATCGGATCCTGACTTGACGGAAAGTACACCAACTCTTTTGACAGAGAAAACCAAGCCACTAACTCATTGTTGAAGAGAATCAAATACCCGATAAAAGGCACCAAAATAGTAAGGCTAACGATCTTTGACTTGCCGATTATTCGCAGAACATCCCATGCTGGTATACGCTCTTTCACCACCTCAACCCCTCCATTATTAATTAATTTCTCCACCATTATCTGCCCTTGAAGAACTAGTCGCTGTAAGACGTAGAGTCTCCAGGACCTTTCTAAGCAAAGCTTTCTTCTACTGAGTTCCCCGACGACATCTAAATGAACTCCTACACCATCATGATCTCGAAACTCTTTAACCGCAGCCTGGATCCTTTCCAAGGTTTTTGTACTGACCCTTTCAATATTACCCCGCTTACCGTCAGGGCGCCGGATAAACTCGTCCACTACCTTCTGAAGCTCCGGATCAATGCGCACTGGCCCGTCCAACCTCTATGATTATTTTTCCCAGCAGATATCGCTCT